CCTACGCTCCCTAGTGTACAAGCCCGGCGAGAACGCTGGAGAGTACAGCGACAAGGAACGCAACCCCTCTGACTTCAGCCCCGATATGTTATTCGACGAGGCTGCTCAAGAGTGGGCTGCTGATGCTATCCTTGATCGTAGAGGATGGAAGGACTTCGAGGCAGGAAAGATTACAGACAAGCAGATGGCTACTAACCTAGCCATGGAGTGGGCTTCACTCCCTGACCCCGCTAAGGGCGCTAATGTATCCCACTACGGTGGTGATGGTAAGCACGACAACGCAACACGCGCCTCAGCTGACGACGTATTCAAGGTACTTAACGTAGTAGAAACCCAAGGAGGAATGAATGGCAGAAGTCAACCTATCGCTCCTCCCATGGCAGGAGAAGGTGCACAACGACCCAGCACGATTCAAGGTAATAGCGGCGGGGCGCCGATGCGGCAAGACCCACTACGCGGCGGTCACCCTCATCCTAGCAGCCTTAGACGGTAACCCCGGTGGTGTAATGTACGTAGGCCCAACCATGGGTCTTGCACGTGACCTCATGTGGGACAAGCTGTTTGAGCTGGCCGGAGAGATCATAGTATCCTCCAATGTGAATAACCTTGAGATAGTGCTTGCTGGTGGAGGGAAGATTGCCCTCAAAGGCTCGGACAGACCCGACACTTTACGAGGCTACAGCCTCAAGCACTTAGTACTCGATGAGTTCGCGTTTCACAAAGATGGAGTCTTCGATACGATCCTCCGGCCAGCTCTTGCAGACCGTAAGGGTACTGCTATATTCATTAGTACCCCCGAGGGTCGTAACCAGTTCTACGATGTTTACATGAACGGCGAAACGGGAAAGACAGGATGGGCCAGCTGGCACTTAACGTCCTTCGATAACCCACTGTTGGACCCTGAGGAAATACAGAATGCCAAAGAGACAATGCCCGGATGGATGTTCCGACAGGAATTCCAAGCGTCCTTCGACGCTAAAGGTTCGGAGTTCTTCGATCCCGAAGCGTTCATCTACTACGAGAAGAAGCCCTCCATTGCGGGGGATTACTACATCGCCGTCGACCTCGCAGGCTTTGAGTCGGAGCGGGGTAACAAAACAAAGCGCAGGGACAACTCTGCAATGGCTGTGGTGTTCGTTACAGACGAAGGCACATGGCACGTTGAGGATATACAGTACGGTCGTTGGACTCTAGACGAGACAGCTGAGAACATCTTCAAGGCAGTAGAGAAGTACAAGCCCATGGCAGTAGGGATCGAGAAAGGGATTGGACAGCAAGCCGTCATGAATCCTTTGAACGATCTAATGCGTCGCACCCATCGAGTGTTCAGGATCGAACTACTCACTCACGGTAACCAGCGCAAACAGGATAGGATCCTTTGGGCGCTGCAAGGCCGATTCGAGCATGGTAAGATTAAACTTAAGAAAGCAGATTGGAACCTTGCCTTGGTGGACGAGGCGTCGGCTTTTCCTAGCCAGCTGGTACATGATGATTTACTTGATGCCTTGGCTTATATCGACCAGATGGCAATCGTACCCTACGGTAATGCTGCTGATTACGAAGATGACTATGAATACTTAGATGAGGTCGCAGGATACTAAATGACTTATGACATATACGGTACGGAATGGTGCCCAGCTTGCACTATAGTAAAGAAGCACCTGACCTCTATCGACGTACCTTACACCTTCACGCGCCTACCAGCTGGGCAGAGGGGATGGGAGATAGCAGAAGAACTTAGTGGCCGACGGGCCTTACCTGTCATTATGAAGCACGGATCTCACATGGAGATGACGGACTTCAAGGCAGAAGTAAACGCACTCGGTCGGACACCCCGTCCGCTTACCCAACAAGAACAGGATGAACTAGATGAGTGATGATATATTTGAAGACTTCAGCTCAGCGACTGGGCCAGAAGACCTAGCCGAGTGGGTCATGAGTCGATGCCAAGATTGGAGGGATCACTACGAGAGCAACTACTCCGAGAAGCATGACGAGTACTACCGCATCTTTAGGAACCAATGGGCCAAGGATGACTCCGAGAGGGACTCCGAGCGTAGCCGTTTAATCGCCCCAGCTACGGCTCAAGCAGTTGAGTCCAACGTGTCTGAGATTGAAGAAGCTACGTTTGGTCGTGGTAAGATCTTTGACATCAAAGACGCACACGAGATGGAAGCTGACCCACAGGCAGCACAGCAGATTGCCTACCTCAAGAAAAAGCTACACGAAGACTTCGGTATTGCACGTGTACGCTCCTCGGTCGCTGAGGTTCTAATCAACGCAGCTGTATATGGCACAGGGATTGCTGAGGTTGTCCTTGATGAGATTAAGACCTACGCTCCCACCACCCGACCAGCGATGGACGGATTGATGAATGAGATTGGCGTCACACACAAGCTGAGGCCCATCGTTAAGATGAACCCAGTGATGCCCAAGAACTTCCTAGTAGATCCATCAGCCACCTGCATCGAAGAGGCTATGGGTTGTGCAGTGGATGAGTTCGTATCTCGTCATATCGTTGAGGAGCTACAAGAGCAGGGTATCTACCGTGGTGACGAGGTGGTGCATTCATCAGCCTCTGACTCAGAGATAGAGTTCGACGACCAGATTACCACAGCCCCTAAAGATCGCGTCCGTCTAACTAAGTACTACGGCAAGGTTCCACGAGACCTGCTGATAGGTGCTGGTGTAGACAGCGATGACATTGAAGAGATAGGCCACTACGTTGAAGCTGTCGTAGTCCTAGCTAACGAAGGTACAGTACTGAAGGCTACAGCCAATCCGTACATGTGCCAAGACCGCCCCATCGTAGCGTTCCAGTGGGACATCGTACCCTCCACCTTCTGGGGTCGAGGAGTCTGTGAGAAAGCCTACATGAGTCAGAAGGCTCTTGACGCTGAGCTACGCGCCCGTATGGACGCACTAGCACTCACTACCCATCCTATGTTAGCAGTGGACGCTACCCGCATTCCACGTGGCAGCAAGATGGAAGTACGACCCGGACGTATCATTAGAACTCAGGGCAATCCCCAAGAGACATTGATGCCCTTTAAGTTTGGCGAGCTAAGCAACGCAAGCTTCCAGCAGTCAGCAACTCTCCAGCAGATGGTGAGTCAAGCTACTGGAGCAGCTGAGGCTAACGCTGGTCAAGTGCAGAATGATGTAACAGCTGCGGGTCAGTCCATGTCCCAAGGCGCTATCGTCAAGCGGCAGAAGCGTACCCTCTTGAACTTCCAAGAGAACTTCCTACTGCCATTTGTGCATAAGGCAGCGTACCGCTATATGCAGTTTGACCCGGAGAACTACCCAGTGCAGGACTACACGTTCATTGCCTTCAGCTCCTTAGGTGCTATGGCCCGTGAGTATGAAGTCTCTCAGCTTAGTCAGATACTCCAGATGGTTGGCCCTGAGTCTCCGGCTCATCCAGCAATCATCAAGGGTATCATCGACCACCTCAACGTCAGCAACAGAGATGAGCTAACGGCCGCTATTGATGCAGCTAACCAGCCCAACCCTGAAGCGGAGCAGAAGCAACAGCAGCAAGCCGAAGAGGCGCATCAATCCCAGATGGCTATACAGCAGGGGCAGGTTGCCTTGTTGAACGGTCAAGCTGAGGAGTCCAAGAGTCGTGCGAATAAGTACAACACTGAGACACAGCTGATGCCTGAAGAGCTTACGCTTAAGTATGCTGAGGATATGGACGAGAAGCAGTTCCAACGTAAAGCTAAGATGTCTGAACTACTACTCAGGGAGCAAGAACTCCAAGGGAAGCAGGATATGTCAGCTATGCAAACCAAGGCTAAGGCTGAGGGTGAGCTAGCGAAGGAACTAATGGGGCATGAAGCCCAGCTCTCTAAGAGGCCACAGGGGCCTCCACAGGGCATGTAAGGCAGGTAGCCATACTACCACAAGGGGTTGCATAAGCGCCCCTTAGAAGCCCATTGAGGAGCTTAGAATTACAATACAGACCTCACATGGCTCACCCACATATAAAGCATAGGATTCCCCATGGAATACAGAACAGCAGTATCGTTGGGCGGGATCATTACGTTGACACTAGTGTGCGTCGTCCTCTTCGCTAATACAGAGGGTAACACCGCACACTTAGAACAGGGAGTAACGCACCAGATCATGGATCATATTCTTATGTTCTTTGCTGGTGCACTAGTAGGTGTCGGTGTTGACCGACTCATAAAGAAAGCGACCTCAAGGAGATAATCGCAATGGCATCATTGGTAGACGAAAAGAAGTTCAACGAGCTAGTAGAGAGCACAACCCACTACCTCCAGAGTATCCTTAACAGGGTAACTACTTTGGAAAAAGAAGTGGCTGAGCTGAAGGCTAAGAAGACAATCAGCAGGAGTAAGAAGGATGACTGAAGACGAGAAGTTCTTTGATGCATCACGGGACATGTTCCTTGGAGATGGTTGGAACTTCTTCATGTCCGAAGTAGAACTCAAGCTGGAGTCTACCACGTTAGACCATTGCAATAGCACAGAGGACTTCTGGCTTGCCAAGGGCAGGCTGCAAGCACTCCGTGAGATATACATATACGAAGACCAAGTTAAAGAAGCTGAGGAGTCCTACGATGCGAAGGATCTATGATGTACGTTGTACGGACACTAGCTGTAACGAAATGACCGAAGTGTTTGGTAGGGAGTCAGATGATTTCCGGTGCGGAGCCTGTGGCTCTCCTGCTAACACTGTCATCTCTCCGGGGAACTTTGTACTTGAAGGCGTTACTGGGGACTACCCCGGTGCTGCTATCAAGTGGAAACGTGACCACGAGCGGAGAGCCAAGGGATAACCTAGGATAACCTAGACCCCTTTACATTTATCTGATAAGCCTTTAAGGCCCGGAGTTTAATAAATGGCTACATTGATTGATACCGATGGTGAAGTTGTCGCAGAGACAAGCAACCTTACTTTAGATGATATGGTAGAAGAAACACCTGAAACGACTGAGGTAGCTCCTGAGTCAGCTGAGGTGGAGTCCCCTGCTGAAGAGTCCGAAGAGGATGCCCTCCCCGATAAGTACCAAGGTAAGTCTGCTACAGACATAGCTCGTATGCATCAAGAGCTAGAGAA